TCCCAGTTGTCTGCCGATACCGCATTGATGTACATCAGGTAAGCGAGAACGGCGATGAAGCCGATGAGCATAAAGTCGAAACCGTTGACGGTCTCTAGGAATGGATTGCCATTCATGTCAGTCTCCTATCTGTTATGTAATGCTGACAACCAATGCCCGATAGGGCACAAAGAACTGGTCGGCAGTCAGCCCTCCTGTCAGTTAATGTCCGAGCAGACAGTAACAGTCCTACAAACCCAGACCGTTTCGTAGTCTGTCTGTCAACAACAACGGCGACAGCTGAGGTGCGAGCGAAGCGAGTACCGAAAGAGAGACGCGAGAAACCGCTGACCCAGCGGTTTTAAGCGTAGCGAGGAATAATACTGTAGACTCTCATTTAAATTTTTTTATGTTGTTAGGGGGATAGTTATTAGTAACTTTGTTTAGTATTGTTGTTTGTTGTTTGTTATTTGGCAACTGAAAAAAGTTTTTTTAATTATTTTGAAAATAAAACGTTACAAAACCCCTTGTAACGGGGTTAGTAATAGTGTAAGTTTTTTTATTGCAGCCAGGTCTTAAGGCTGCTAGTTACTACGAAGCCTTTAAGAGGCTTCGCTAACTATTACTATTAGTATTATATTAAGGTTATTATGGCTGCCAAATCTGGTAATGAGCATCATACTAAGGTTAGGCAACGAGAAGACCAAGCTAAATTCTTATCCATGCTTAAGCAGGGTATCGATCAGGATTCAGCCCTTGCTGCTGTAGGTAAAAAGAAACCTGTACTTAAGGCATGGATTTCAGATCCAAAATTTGCCCTTGATTATGAAGAGGCAACTACGCATGGTGTGGATACTTTAGCCGCCTCTTTAGATGGCGGTAAACATAACATTGACTTCAGTACATTTTCTAAAGAGTTTTTGAATACCAAGGTATTTCCGCATCATCAGAACTGGATTGATGTTCTAGAGGGTAAGGAACCTTCTTGGTTAACTGAATCTATGACTTTTGAACCTGGCAACCGTAGGCGTTTGCTTGTAAATGTGCCTCCTGAGCATGCCAAGTCCACTGTTTTAACGGTTAATTACGCCGTTTATAAGATAGCCATGAATCCTAATATCCGTATTGTGATTATTTCACAGACGCAGACTAGGGCAAAAGAGTTCCTTTACTCCATTAAACAAAGACTTACTGAAGAACCCTGGCTTAAAATGCAGCAGGTCTATGGGCCAGCTGGTGGATACAAGGAAACATCAGATCAATGGTCATCGGACAGAATCTACCTAGAACGCGCTTCTGGGGAAAAAGATCCCACGGTTCAAGCTCTTGGTATTGGGCAACAGATTTATGGTACTCGCGCAGACCTAATCATCATGGACGATATTGTGTCCACAACCAACGCCCACGAGTGGGAGAAACAACTAAACTGGTTGCAGAAAATGGTTGTAACTCGTGTGGGTTCTACGGGAACCCTGTTAATTGCGGGTACTAGAGTTTCGTCAATTGATCTCTACAAAGAGATTAGGAATCCAGATCATTGGACAGGTGGGAGATCTCCGTTCACCTACCTGGCAATGCCTGCCGTATTGCAATTTGACGATAACCCAAACAAATGGGAAACGCTGTGGGCTAGGTCCGACAGACCATTGGATGGGGCTGATGAACATGATGATCCAGAATTGCTTATACCCGATGATAACGGGCACTTTGTAAAGTGGGATGGAAAGCGTCTGTTTGAACGTCGTAGCGAAGTCAGCCCCTCCACGTGGGCCTTGGTTTACCAGCAACAAGATGTTGAGGAAGATGCAGTCTTCCCACTGCCAGTAGTCAATGGCTCAATTAACCGCATGCGTAAAGTTGGGACATTAGATCCTGGCCGCCCAGGGCATCCTGATGCTACTGGTACTTGGTTTACCATTATGGGTCTTGACCCAGCTATGGCTGGTAAAACTGCTGCAATCATGTACACAGTAAACCGTGACAATGGCAAACGTTACGTACTTGACGTACATAACATGTCTGACCCAACACCTCAAAAGATTCGTGGCCTTATTGAGGAGTGGATTAATACTTATCATCCACAAGAAATTCGCATTGAGATTAATGCTTTTCAGAAAGCTTTTTCTCTTGATGATGATCTGCGCCAATGGCTTGCTAGCCGTGGCACAGCACTACGTGAACACTTTACTGGCAAGAATAAGTGGGATGTTGGCTTTGGTGTAGCATCCATGTCAGGACTATTTGGTACTGTACGTGATGGAAAGTTCAATGATGACAACCTTATTGAGCTGCCAAGTAATAACAATGAGCATATTAAAGCTCTAGTTAACCAATTAATTACTTGGAAGGCGGACACTAGAGGTCCGACTGACTGTGTAATGGCTTTATGGTTCTGCGAAATCAGAGCAAAAGAAATCATTCAACAAGGCAGAAACGTATCTTCACACTCAAGAAATAGGTACGCAACACGAAGAAACCTTTCAGCGCAAGGTGTTATCAACCTTGATGAATTTGCAATGAGTCAATCAAATTATTATTAGGGAATCAAATGGCGTTAAGCATCGAGCAAATTGCTCATAAAGTAAGGTCGCTTGAGACGCATTATTTTGAACGTGATTCCCGCATGGCTGACATTACGTCGGTCCGTCGTGGCAATATGGAAGCCGTCTACCCAGACATGTTCCCAGAAGAACTATCAAAGCCCATGGTAGCAAACTTTGTGGACGTTGCTGCCAGGGATTTGGCAGAAGTAACTGCTCCATTACCCTCGTTTAACTGCCCTACCCTTAACGTTAACTCCGACAAAGCAAAGCGTTTTGCCGATAAACGCACACTAATTGCTAATCATTATGTTAGTTGCTCTGGTCTTCAGACTCAGATGTACTCTGCTGCAGACTGGTACTTGACTTATGGATTCTTGCCTATTCTGGTTGAGCCTAACTTTGAAGCTAACATGCCATTTATCCGTGCAGAGAACCCAATGGGTTCTTATCCAGAAATTAACAAGTACGGTAACTGTGTTTCTTATACAAAGAAATACGTCAAGACTGTTCGTGAACTAGTAAATGATTTTCCTGAATACCGCAATGCCATTATTGGCAAAACAAATACATGGGAAGAAACAGATCTAGATGCAAGTTTAGAACTTGTCCGTTACGAAGATGACGAACAAATAGTTCTTTACCTACCAAAACGTGGCAATTTACCACTACGTCAGACTCCAAACCCAATGGGCAAGTTAACTGTTACCATTGCTCGTCGTCCAGGTATTGACCTAGATAATCCACGTGGTCAGTTTGATGACGTTATGTGGGCACAGATGGCTCGTGCACGATTTAGCATTCTAGCCCTTGAAGCTGCTGAGAAATCAGTACAGGCTCCCATTGTTCTACCTAATGACGTTTCGGAATTTTCGTTTGGTCCTGATTCTGTAATCCGTACTAATAATCCTGCAGGTGTACGTCGTGTAGGTCTTGAACTGCCTACTGGTGCATTTACTGAGCAGCAAGTTCTTGAGCAAGAAATGCGAATGGGTGCTCGTTATCCTGAGGGTCGCTCGGGCAACATGAATGCCAGCATTATTACTGGTCAGGGTGTACAAGCCCTGCTTGGTGGCTTTGATAGCCAAGTCAAGGCAGCACAGCAAATCTTTGCAGATGTATTTGAAAAAGTAATTTCTCTTTGTTTTGAGATGGATGAGAAGCTTTTCAATGAATCAAAGAACATGTCTGGTTCATACAAGGGAGCACCTTACGATGTTTCGTATACCCCAGAAAAAGATATTAACGGTGATTACACTGTTCACGTCCGCTACGGTCTTATGGCGGGACTTGATCCGTCCCGTGCTCTTATCTTTAGTCTTCAAGCTTTACAGGCAGGACTAATATCCCGAGAGTTCGTAATGAGCGAACTACCTTGGTCTATGAATGTTGGTGCAGAGAATGACCGTATTGACATTGAAAAGATGCGAGATTCTCTTGCTGCTTCTTTAACTGCCATGACTCAGGCTATTCCTCAAATGGCTACACAAGGACAAGACCCTTCAGACATTGTCATGAAGCTTGCTTCAGTTATTGACCTTCGCAAAAAGGGCAAGACTGTAGAGGATTCCGTACTTGAAGTATTTAAGCCTGCTCCTGCTCCAGAAGCTCCTGTAGCACCTCCTGAGGCTGCTGCCCCTCCTGCTGGCCCTCCAGCACCACCAGAAGCTCAAGGTGCTCCACAGAGCGCTCCTGCTCCACAAGGTGGCCCTGCTCCAGATGTTGCTAGTATTCTTGCTCGTCTAGGTGGCGGTGGGTAATGTCGAATGAGTTCAACAAAAAGCTAGAAGCATTGTTGGATGAATACGGCAATACTGAACACAAAGATGGTGCTATGTGCACTACATTCTTTTTAACTGCAGAGTTTATTGACGGTAATGGTCAGTACTTTGCAAATACTTTTTACAGTCTAGATGGAACTCCAATATGGAGAATCACTGGACTAGTACAACATGCATTAGAAAACGATTTTATAGAAGACGAGGAATAACATGCCTAGTGGTGGATACCGTAAGCCTGCTAATCCTGCTCCTGTATCTGGACCTGGTGCTTTGTCGCGTCGTACAGATGGCGGACCTACTCAACCAATGCGTCCTATCCCTGGTGGCGGGCAGTACGGTGCACGAAAAGACATGATGGAATTGCAGTCTGGTGCACCAATGGCTGGCAATCCTCAGGTTCAACCTGACGTTTCTCCTTTAACTGGACTGCTAGATCCAACTACAAAACCAGAAGAGCCAATTACTGCTGGCGCTGCAATGGGTGCTGGTCCTGGTCCTGAAGTATTAAATGCTCCAATGCGTGGTGTATCTGTAACTCAGACTTTTAATCGTCTTGCACAGAGTGATCCTACTGGTGAAATTGAAATGATTTTGCGTGATCTTAGCGCTAGAGGAATTGAATAATGACTGATGGTTTATTTTTTAATCAGCCAACAGACGGTCAACCAGTAGAAAATCCAGCAAAACAAAATTTATTTTATACAGATCCATCTGTTGAACCTAGTGTTGTAACAAAACGCAATTTAGATTCTACTGTTGCTCAAGCTAGTCCCGCTTTGTATGCCGCTGGTGTACGCAATGGCATGACTCGTGAAGAAAAAAACATTGTAGAAAACTGGTCAAAGATTAAAGTTCTGCACGAGAAGCTTATGGCTATGCCCAATGCACAAGCAGATCAACAGTTTCAACAACTAGATCCTGCTTGGCAAGGTGCTTTACAAAAGTATTATCAAGTAGATTACAAGTTCAAAACAAGTACTAATACTAATCCAGATGACATTGGTTGGCGACAAGTTCTTGGTGTTGATAATGGTCTTAGCATGGGTGACTTGTTTAAAAGTCCATTCCGTGCCCTTATGTGGGCTGGCATGGAGTATGGCAAAGCTTTTAATACTGTTGGTAACCTTGCCCAAGATGCAACTATTAACCGTGAGTCCTTTTGGACTCGTGATAATGGTAAAATTCTAGATTCATTTAATGGCAAAATGCTTTATGATGAAAGTGTTGCCAGTGAATTAATTACCAAGTACGGCGGTGCAAATAGCTTTGTTGCTATGCATTTACTTAAAGGTGATACTCCTGGTGAAATTATTGATGCTTGGGGTCCAAATGATGGTGAAATTCTTAAAGCTGTCAACTCCATGTTTAATGATTCAGAAAATTTTCAAAAGGTTATTACTGACTTTAAACGTGCACAATTGTCACCTGGTCGTGATGTTGCTCGTTGGGTAAATAGAACTTTTCATATTGATACTGAAAAGCATGGCGACTGGTTTGATAAAGGTTCTGGTGCGCTTGATATGGCTTACCAAATCTTTGCTGACCCATTAACATATTTAACTCTTGGCGGTTCTGCAATTGTAAAGGGTGCTGCAAGCGCCGAAAAGATTGCTGCAACTCTTAAAACTACTGGTGATGTAGCGCAGTATCTTAATCATGCCAAAGTAGCAGAATACTTTACACAATGGACTGACCACATTGGTCGTTATGCAGATGCTCTTGCAACTAAAGATCATAAAGCACAAGCTGAAATTGTAAATACTATTCGTCAAAAGTTTCCAGAGTTTAGTCAAGATGTTGAAATTAATATTTTTGCTAAAGCTGGTGTGCGTGATCTTGCTGGATTAACAGAATATCTTGCAGGTGAGGGCACGCAGCATGTGTCTAGATTGCTTCGTGGGTTAACTACTGACATGCGTTACGCACGTGAAGGTGCAATCTATGCTCGTAAAAACCGAGCATTAATTAGTGGCGCTAAGCAGACTTTTAGTGATTTGTTTAAAGGCAAAGTAGATTATGCTGGACTAGATAAAGCTGGTCTTGATAAACTTGCCAAGCAAATGGAAGATAATGGTCGTATTAGTACTGGTGTTACTACTCATGATCTTATTGATAAGCAAATTGAAGAAACGTCTAAACGTGGATTTCAAAAACTTATGTCGCATCTTACCGCAAAGCATCCAGGCAATAAACCAATTTATGTGATTGATGGCAAGGTTACAGAAACTCTTAATACATTTAGACAACAAGCTTTTTTGGCATTAGAAGATAAAGCAAAAGCTGATGTATTGGCAGCAACTTTTCTTGATAGCAATGTTGAACAACGCATTGCAATGCTTCGTGGTATGCATGAAATGATTTACCGACGCATGGGTGTTCATGGAACTGCTGGTGGTGAAGCTAAAATTGCTGAATGGCTAGATACAAGTTTTGCTGATTACAATAAGTTTGGCGCACGAGAAACCCTAAAAGCTCATCCAGATTCTCCAGCATTTAAGGATCACAATGTTACTGAACACAACATTGAAGGTCCTATTTATGCAAGTCAATTTAAAGATGCTATTGCTGCTCCCAAATTCCTTGAAGCTTCTCAAACAGTTGCTCGTGGTAAATTTGATACTAGAGATCGTGGTCTAATTCGTAGTATTCCTGGAATGATTGGTGGAGCATTTAATAGCAAAGCAGTAGACAATGCTATGAATCATTGGACATGGATGACTCTTGCTCCAATGCTTGGTATACGTACAGCAATTGACGAAGGATTCTTCGGATTGATGTACCTTAATTTTGGTCAAGCAAGAGAACTACGTAATGCTCAACGTTGGCGTAACGTATTGTCTGCTTACACTGCAGAAAAATCTGCTATTGGTCCATACAAGGCAGCAGTACAAAATATTTTTAGGACTGGTCCTACCAGATTAATTGATGACGCTACTCGTCAAGCTGTCTCTAAGAAGCAATACGGATTAATTGGCAAGGGTAACGCTGATACTTGGGATGCTGAGCGTAAGGCTCGTATGGAAATTTTTGATATGGCTCTTGAGTCAAAGTATGGAAAAAAGATTCCTGATTATCAAAAAGAATGGTTAAAAGAAGCTGCTCTTCTTAACCCAACTATTCTTAAACAAGCTTCTGCTGTACACGTAGCAGAGGCTACTGGTGTAATGAAGCAAGGAATATTTAAGCATGATGCTATTCCTAGTGAATTAGATAAAGTTTTGCAAGAAGCACATCTCACATTGAACAAAGATTTTTCTATGGAAAGTCTTAAGTCGATGGCTTTAACAGATGCTTACACTGCAATGTACCATCAGTTCTTTACTCGTTTTAACGCTAAGCCTTATCACTTTACTGGTCCATTAAAAGAAACATCAGTAGATCCTGCAAAGATTTTTATTAAACATCATAATCAGGCTACAGATAAATTTGAATGGGAACCAGCACTTGACGAATTTATGAATCGTTTTGGTTATCAACATGATGGTGCTAACTGGGTGTGGCGTAAAGACATAACAGATGCACAAAAAGAAAACCTTAAACTTCTTGTACAGTCTACTCGTCACTTTGATCAATACAAGTATATAAGTAGTCGTATTGGCACAGATGAAATAGCAACTGGTCAAGCATTATTTCGTTTTGGCAATGATGTATTTAATGATATGTACCATGTATTTCATGGTGGTGTAGATAATTACAATCATGGATTAGTAAATATCTTTAGAGATTCTCTTGCTATGCGAACTGTTGGTAGCATGGCTAAAGTTAATGGTCCACGTGATTATCGTGAAACTGTAAAAGCTTTGACCTTTGATGAATATGCTAAAGCAATGAATGGTTATCTTCCAGATGGACGCATTTCAACTAATATCAACTTTAATCCACAACCAACTAATCTAAATGATGTAATGCGCAACTTTGGTAGTACTGCATTTGACTGGATGAGTCGTCAATCAGATGGCATTACTCGTCAACCATTGGTTCACATGCACTACATTGCGTATCGCAAAGAGTATCAAGTTTTTGAAAAGCAATATGCTAGTAATGTTTACAAAACATTAGCTGATGAAATTAAAGCTGATACTAGTCTTACTCCACTTGGTAGAAAGAATGCTTTAGATGCTGCACGTGAACATGCAATAGAGCAATCAAAACATTTTTATGCAGAGCGTGCAATGATTGATGCTGCTAATAATGTACTAAAGTATGCTGATAATCCAGAGATACGTTCAGTATTTGCATACAACATGCGTACTACAGGTAGATTCTATCGAGCAGTAGAAGACTTCTATCGTCGTATTTATCGTTTAAGTACCGAAAATGGTATGGGTACTATTGCTAGATTGCGTCTAGTGAATCAAGGTTTATCTGCTAATGGTGCTGTACATACAGATGATAATGGTGAGCAATACATGGTATTGCCTATGGACAACATTATTTATGGTGCTGTAAACAATACCTTGCGAGTTCTTACTGGTAATGAGATGGATGTAAAACAACCTATCTTTAATAACCTTACATTTAAGTTGACTGCTGGTAACCCATCATTTCAATCTGATGCTGGCATGCCTTATCTAAGTGGTCCTATAGGTTCATTATCTGTTCTTGCTGCTAAAAGTTTGCTAGGTAAATTTAGTCCTACAAAGAATTTATCTGAGGATGTAGACAATTTATTCCTTGGTGACATGGGTGACAATGTTGATTTTCGTAAATCAGTTACTCCACGTTTAGTCAATAACCTATGGAATATGTTGAGCCCTGATGAAAAGAGCCAACAAGAAGTATCTGCTTTAACACAAGCCATTTCATATAATCAAGCAAATGGTTATGGTATTAATCTTGATGATCCTAAATACTTAAAGGCAGATGGTAGCGTTGATGAAGGTTTGCTTGCTAAAGACAAAGCGGACTACCTAAACAATCTACGTATTAGTGCACACAATATTATTGTCACTCGCACATTACTAGGCATGGTACTTCCTGCATCTGTTCAGAGCAAAGATATTGCTGACTTGCCAGACTATCTAAAGGATACTGGTCTTGCATCTATGCAATCTAGTTTTTATGAAATGGTTGACTCTATAAAGAGGTCACATCCAGACGTACAAAGTCCATATGAGTTAGCTTTGGCTACTTGGATGGGTAAGAATAAAGGTAAACTTGCTTACATTGTTTCTAAAAAAGATAGTAAGATCCAGCCAATGCTTTCATTTAGCACCCAAATGCAAGACTGGGCCATTAGTAATTCTGGTGCAGTTAGCAAATATGGCGCTGGTGCTTTGCTTTTTGCTCCTCATACTGGCAAGTTTAATGCTGGTGTATGGAACTGGTCTCGTGCTGCTGGAATAACCAATAACGTAGACATAGATAACTATTTCAATATGGTTACTATGCAACAGCATGTTAATGCTTATTATGCTATTGCCGATGAAGAAGCTGCCGCTCTCAAGACTATACCATTCAGCGATCCTGATTCACGTAGAGCAGTTACAACTGAGTATCAAGACAAGCGACGTATTGTAAAACTTGCTGTGCCTGGTCTAGATAGTTACCTACGTAGTGGTGTTGATAATACTGATGCTGAAGATTTTGTTAATAATGCTTTTGCATTTGCTAACGATCCTAGTTCTGATGCACCTAAAGAAGTAAAAAAGAAAATTGTAAATGCTTACAATATCTATCAAAACTTTATGAGTGTTGCTGCACAAATTGATGCAATGGGCATGAGTAGTCCATCTGAAGTAAAACGTCAAGAAAAAGATAAAGCAATTGCACAGATTAGAAATATCATTAGCTCAGATGATACAAAAACTGTTGAACAATATTTTAATTATGGATTATTAAAACTTATGACTGCAAAGTCTAAAGACGCTAATGCAGGACTAGGGAGGAATGTCTAATGGGTAATGAGATAAAAGACCCTACTCTAGAACGTGAGCGCAAACGTCGTGAACGTGAAGCCGCTGCTGCCAAGAAAGCTGCTGCAGAAGAACAGCGACGTAAGACTGAAGGTGCTGCTGGTGCTGCGCATCAGAAGAATCTTTTTATTGCATTGTATGAATTTACTGATCCTTCTATTGTGGGAAATGGTTTTGCAGATCCTAAAACATTTGGTCAACTATATGACTTTCTTCAGACCTCTTATCAAGATGCTCTTCAACCTAATGCAACACCACAAGATAAACAATATTATGAAGAAGATAAGAAAAAAGTTCTTGCTTTAGCTAAAGGTTTTGAGAAAAAATATAAAGTAAGTTTTCTTGATGTCCTTAATTATGGTAAACCAGTTGCTATGCCAGGTGGCGGAACATTTAATCCTCAAAAAGATTTTGATAGTAACTTTCTTTACACAGTAGCTTCGGACAATCCAGATAAAAGTATAAAGTTTTTAAAGCCTAAAACTTTTGGTCCTGAAACTACAGTCCCAACTGCTGGTGATTCTTTTGTTACACCTCCTTTGTCCCCAGAGGAACAGGCTAAAAAAGATTCTTTAGATAGAACTCCAACAATTACTGATGCACGCAGAAGTAATGGGTTGACAAATGTTTATGATGGGTTAGATGCCCAGGGTAATCAAGTATTTTGGTGGAATGGTAACAACAATGCAGATGCACACGTATTTATAGTTGGAGATACTAATGGTAAATACATTCCAAGCACAAGTGGTGAAGCTGCTTACAAAGCAGGATCTCCAGTAGGTGCTCAAGAGTTTATAGATCATACCATTGAACGTTATCGTCAACGACCTGGTGGAATAACTGAACTAAAGCAAATGCTTGCAGACAGAGGTGGCTACCCTTCAGATGCTGTTGCTGCTAGGGCTATGCAAATGGGTGATGTTGTTGATGCTACTACTCGTGGTGCAGTGCAGAACATTCTTTCTGCTACAAGTGCTGCAAACATGACACGCATTCGTCAGAATAAAAATAAAGATGTTTCTCTTATTAATTTTGATGGGTATTTAAGAAGCGGTGCAAAACTACCTAGTACTGCTGCCATTGGTAATGGTAATAATGGAACTGTAGTACAGCATCAAAGTTTTCGTCCTGAAGAATATGAAATTGCAATTGACCAATTGTTTCAAGCGACTATTGGTCGTGGTGCTAGTGATTCAGAACTAAATGATTTCTTGGATAAGTTACGTGCATATGAGAAAACAAATCCACAAACTGATACATACACTGGTCAAGGTACTAATGCAGAAACTCTTACTAGTGGTGGTGGCGTAGGACAACCTGGTGGATATGTTGCTCAAGCTTTATTGCGAGAATCAGCACTTGCTCAACCTGGGGCAGAAAAGAATGCCAAGGAAAATAAATATTTTGGTTATTTGATGGAAGCTTTAGCTCCTACAAATGCTAGTCAGTTAGGTTAATCATGGCAGTAACAATTGAAACTACCTTTGTTAAAGGTGGAAAAACTTACAAGCGTACTACTACTGCAGACAAACCAGGCGATGCTTACGTTTATGATAAAAAACGTAATGTATGGAAACAACCTCCTCAACCCAAAGATGGTCAAAAATATATTTGGAACGATAACCAAGGTTGGGTAACTAGTTCTCAAGTTGCTGCTAATTTTGGTTTTACTAGAAGGTTAATCTTAACTGACGATAGCCTCCAGAATCTTTTTAATCAAGCATGGAATGCAGAACGCACTGGTCAAGAATGGTCTAAAGAAAAGTTTTTAACTGCACTTAAATCAACCGATTGGTTTAAGGGCAAGAATGAAGCTGCTCGTAAATTTGCAGTACTTCAAGCTACAGATCGTGAAGAATTTAATTCACAGACTCGTGCTCGTCGTGCTGTTGTTGGCGACATTGCTGGTCAAATGGGTGTCAATTTTAGTGAACAAGAATTAAATGCATTTGCATCTGACAGTCTGCGTCTTGGTTATACTGATGCTGAAATCAAAAATATGCTTTCGCAAAAGATTGATCCAATTGCTGACGAAAAAAGTGGACAGCATTACACTGGTGAAGCTGGAGACAATAGAAGTATTCTTACCGAGTGGGCTGATGCTAACGGTGTCTCTCTTGATGGTGACTGGTTTAAAAAGCAAGTAACTGCTATTGCTGCAGGAGATATTACTATTGGCAATTCTAAAGATTTTATTACTCGTATTGCTAAAAAAACATATGGTGCTCACGCAGATAATATTACATCTAAAGATTCTGCCAGAGATGCTGGAGCACACTACCAGCAAATTATTTCTCAAATGCTAGGTGTTCCTAGTGGTGAAGTAACCATGAAGAATCCATGGATGCAGAAGTTGATGTCTGGCAAAGAAGAAAATGGCCAAGAATTAACTATTGATTCTGCAGAAAAAATGATTCGTAGTAGTGATGAATGGGCTAATGGTAAGCCTGGCACTGAAGAAATTAATGATTTTACAAATAAGCTTTTATCTCAGTTTGGAATGGTTTAGTATGGCTGGTTGGCAGGATCTTTACAACACGCTTATATCAAACAATCTTGGTGAACTTGCAGATACTCTTAAGCAGGCTATCCAAGATAATGGTACTAAGAATTATCAAACTGCGATTAATCAAGTACGACAAAGCAATGCTTACAAGATAAGGTTTGCTGGCAACGAAGAACTGCGCAAGCAGGGTAAGAACCCTTTGACTGAAGCAGAGTACATTTCTACTGAAAAAGCTTATGATGAAGTTCTTGCATCATTTGGTGCAAAAGATTTAAACACAATGGAAAACAAAGCTAAATGGATTAGTGGCAATGTATCTGGTTACGAACTATCACAACGTTTTGGAGCTGCTTACAATAAAGTAACATCTGCAGTATCTGGTGATGATCAGGCTTTGCTTGGCGAACTTCGCAATATGTATCCTGGTGTTACTGACATGGAACTAACTAAGACACTACTTTTGGGTCCAAATGGTTCTGAATACTTAAAGAATAAATTAAGTATTGCTGATGTTAAAGCAGCAGAAAAAGAAGTTGGACTTCCATCTGCACTTGGTGCAGGTTACCTTGCTGCACAAGGTGTTAGCCGTGCTATTGCACGTGAAGGATTGTCTAAAGTTGCTACTCAAACAGCAGGACTTAATGCTCTTGCACAGACATACAATGAACAAGTTTCTCCTGATCAAATTCAAAAAGAACTTGAATCAGAAAATATCCTTGGTATGCAAGCAGGTGCAAAGACTAAGAAGCTTGCTTCGCAAGCTCGTGCTGCTTTTAAAGGTCAGTCTGGTATTACAACTGGCTCACTAAACAAGACCCGTCCAGGGTCACTATAGAATCCGCTAGGACCCACCAGCCCCTAGTTGAGTATAAGACTGGTAGTAGAAGCCATATTAGTTTCCCCGATTAATATGAGGTCTGCGATTACACTAAAAAGAAATGGGAGAAAGTTACGATGAGTAACAACGAATGGTACGAAGACGATGACATCTTTGATATTGAGGATGACTTTGAATCAGATAATGCTGTAAAGAATCTTCGTAAAGCTGAACGCGCTAAGTCTAAGCGTATCAAAGAACTAGAGGGAGAGTTGGAATCATTACGTAAGTTCCAACGCGAATCTGTCGTTAGTTCCGTTTTAACTAGTAAGGGTGTCAATCCTAAGATTGCCTCACTTATTCCTTCTGACATTGGTTCTGATGCCGAGGCTATCAGTACATGGCTAGAAGACTTTGGTGATGTCTTTGGCATCACTGTGGAGGAAGCTCCACAACAGGTACCAGATACAACTGTCCTTCGACAGATTAATGCTGCTACTAATGCTGCACAAGCTATTGAAGATCCAAACGATGTTTATGCACGTTTGAATAACGCTAGCAGTGCAGAGGAAATCATTTCAATGATTAATGGTTTCTAAAATTCATTGTAAATCTACTACTCCCATAAGGGGAAATAATTATGGCTGTAACAACTACAGGCACTAACGTCTATACTGGAGCTGGCTCAACTTCTCTCGGTGGTACATCTGGTGGTGCTGGTCTTATCCAGCAAGCCTATGACCGTCTGATTGAATTTCAGCTTCGTGCTACTCCTATGCTTCGTCAGATTGCTGATAAGCGTCCTGCTAATCAGTCTATCCCGGGCTCAACCGTCTCTCTTCAGATCTTCCGTGATCTTGATAAGCAGACTTCTACTCTGGCGGAAACTCCAGATATTGATGCTATAGCATTTGGTACTCCATTCATTAAGAATATTGTTCTTAACGAATATGGTAACGCTGCTATTTCTACTCGTAAGATTCAGACTTTCTCACTTGCTGAGGTAGATCCACTTCTTGCTAACTCAATGGCTTACAACATGGCTGACTCTCTTGATGAAGTTGTTCAGACCGAACTTCAGAATGGTACTCAGGTTTATCGTGTTGGTGGACGTACTACTCGTAGCGGTATTGATACTTCAGATACAATTACTGCTGCTTCTATTCGTCGTGCTGTTGCCAAGCTGCGTTCCAATAAGGTTGTTCCTCGCAAGGGTAATCTTTACTACGCTGCTGTTCATCCAGAAGTTTCACACGATCTTCGTGCTGAAGTTGGACCATCAGGTCAGACTGGTGCTGCTGCTAACTGGCGCGATCCACATGTTTACTCTGACCCAAGCAACATCTGGGCTGGAGAAATTGGTTCGTTTGAAGGCGCTTACTTTGTAGAGTCTCCTCGTCTACAGGCTGCTGTAGAAGGAAAGGCTTTGCTAGATACTGGTACTGCTATTACTGGTTCAACCACAATTCCAGTTAAGTCAACCAATACTGCTGGTGACACTGTTATTACCTTTACCACAAATGCTCGTTCAACTGAGAGTCTTACTCCTGGTGACTGGGTTGTTATTGCTGGTGCTACACCTACTGTACTTAATGGTTCATTCCAGGTTGTTACTGTTCCTAGTACTACAACATTTACAGTAATTAATAACTTTGCTTCAGCAGCAACTGGTCTTACATTCCCTTCTTCAGGTACTGTAACTGAAAAGGTACGTGTTTACTCAACATACCTTTGTGGTCAGCAGGCTCTTGCTGAGGCTGTGGCAGAAGAGCCACATACCGTTGTTGGTCCAGTGATTGATAAGCTCAATCGCTTCCGTCCAATTGGTTGGTACGGCATCCTTGGTTTCAAGGTTTACCGTGAAGAAGCTCTTTACCGTATTGAAAGTGCATCTAGTATTTCAACATACTAATCCACTAGTCTTATCCCCAGTAGTAATACTGGGGGTAGGGCTAGTTGGTTAGCAAAGGATAAACATGTACCAATTTGAAACACCCTACATTGAAGAAGGTGTAGACACAGGTCATCGATTATTTAATCGTATGCGTTTTCGTAAAGGAATTAGCGTACTTAGAATAGATGATGAATATATAGAAATGCGTTACCCATCTCAAGATGAAATTGCTATTGCAAGTGTCTATTACATGGGTGGTCATACGTACAAAGTATCTAATGCTGAAGCGGCAAATCTTCAAGCTGCTGGTTACACAGTCACGGCTTTGTAATGTCGTTACAAGATAAAGCTTTAATAGTAGGAATTATTTCAGCATGTTTTAGTTTAGCAATGGTTCTTGGTAAATGGTTTGTTGTTATTCCTTTGAAACATTTTATCCAAGAGCAAACTCATCCAATTCAACCAGATGCAAATGGTGGAAAATCTTTACCTGACATTGCTAGAACAACAATTGAAATTAAAACAAATTTAGAAAATATCATGCATCAAGTAGATAAAATAGAAAATCGTTTAGATGTACATATATCTCAACACAACACAGGAGCAATTTAATGGCTGTCAATATTTTGGATAATGGTTCTTATTCCTTTACTCCAGCAACAGGAACTATTGTTATTAACAGATGGATTCCAGCGGAAGACATTACTCGTATTGTTAATGCTACATCTGGTGGAATTATTTATGATCCAACTGGTACTGATCTAAAAGCTTCTAGTTATTCTGCATCTGTATCTGATAAAAAAACTACAATTGTATTGTTTACCAATACTAAGCACATGAAGTCTACAGATGACTTACAAATTTTTGTAGATGATTCAACTGCTGCTACGGCTCTAGCGGAATCTTCTGTTGACCCTGTTGACCGTCTTCGTGTATCGCAAATTGAATCACTTATT